GGGCCGACAGCACACGGTGCCTCGGCTGCGCCAGGCCCGTTCAAGTGGATCGCTGACCCAGTCTGAAGGATCGTACCTGAAGCTAGAATGTTGAACCCAGCACCCGACGTGATGTTCACACCACCGTCGCCCGACAGCGAGACGTCATCACACGCCGACATCCGCGCGTACCCAGCAGCTCGAAGGTTCAGGTTCTGCCCAGCGCTGATGTTCACGCTCCCAAGCGCTTGAATGTTGAAGTCAGCACCAGCCGACATGCTGATCGACTCAGCACCGAACACGTGCACGTGCCCGTCCTTGTCCATCTCGAACCACGACTGTCCACCAGCAACAGAAACGTAGATCCGTTCATTCGCATCGTCGAAGATCACTTGATGCCCTTCGGCTGTCTTGATCCGAACGCGAGCGAACTTCGGGTTGTCTTGCATGATGATCGCATGGCGACCGGGCGTCGTAATGCAGTACGTCTGCGGATCGAGATCGCCCGCTGCCTTCTCAGGTGCCTTCACAACACGAGGGCCGTACCCTTCGTCTGGTGTCTTCTCGTCAGCTGGCTGAGCGACTTGACGTTCGTACGCGCCACGTGTCTTCGCGATCGATGAACTCAGATCGCCGAACTGCGCCTTCAGATTCGATAGCGCCGGCTCGATCGTACCGTACGAGTCGGACTGAAGTTCGCCAGCTGGAGTGTTCCGGCCGGCAGGCAACGAACGGTTCCCATGCTCACGGAATAGCGAGCCGAGGTACACGCGTTGATTGAAGTCGTTGTACAAGAACGCGATCAGCACGAGAGCGCCGACTTTCGGGATCGCCCAGAACCCGTACGACACTGGACCATCAGACGCCCCACCACCGCCAGCTGGATACGAGTCGGCTTGACCAGCGAACGGAGTGAGGTATGCTGCCCATGGCAGCGTTTCGATGTCGACCTGATCACCGTCGATCGCTGGGCACCAGACTCGCAGTCGTCCCATCTCTTGTGGATCGGCAGTATCGACTACGACGCCTTGAACGATGGACTGTGCGTTCATGTGTTCTTCACTTTGTCGGTGCCACTTGCACCGTATACGTTATGGGAGTACAGCTCGAGCTCTTGCGTGAACATGTGCCCTTGGAACACGTTCGAAACCTTGAACACGACGTAGTACTGGTTCTCAAGGACAGAGCTTGCGTACGGCGGCGACTTGTCTTCGTTCGTCCTGAAGTCGACGGCTGGACCCTTGACGTTCACGCGAACGAACACTGGCGAGACCGCGTACGACTTTTCAGACAGGTTCGACTTCACAACGAACGAGTTCCCTTGCTTCTCGAGCTTCGGGTTCGCCTTCAGAATCCGATCTTCGAGATCCTTACGGTACGCTTCGCGCGACACGATCCCAGTCGTAGAACCTTCTGAACTTGTCTGCCCACCACCGCTTGGGTGTCCGAGGAGCTTCCCAACGTTGAACTTGTGCATGATCAAAGGATTACCCTTGATCGTGAGGGTCGTGATGATCGGCGAGCCAGCGTAGAACATCGAAAGGTTCTGCGTGTACTGTTGCTGCTTCTTCGTGGTGTCTTCGTCCTTCTTGCCGATCGCGCCAGCGACGTTCGAGAACGCCTTCAGCGCTGCGTTCGAATCGATTGGGAGCACGATCGGATCGTACTTTCGAGCGTGCAACAGGTCGTCGTACGTCTCTTTGCCCTTGCCGTCAGGTGTCTCACCGCTGTCGGCGGCGTTGTTCAGGTCCGATGGGCCGATCTTCAGGTTCGAAGCAAGCAAGAACTGGAAGTCTTGAATCTTCATGTCGAAGTTCAGGATGTCCTTGTTCCGACCCGTGAAGATGTAGTCGTACTCGATGAAGTCCTTCGGCACGCGCCGCTTGATGCCGGTGTCCTTGTCAGTTTGTTCGGCATAGAACTCGGTGTCGATGCTTGACACCGCTGCCGACTCTGAAGGCTTCCGACGGAACACGTTCGGGACCTTGAACTCGACCACGTCAACGTGCACGCACACAGTTTCATTCGATGATGTCAAACCAACGATGTACTTGTAGAACGTGATCACGCCTTCTTTCGAAGGGTCAGACGACTTGAAGTTCCCCATCTCAGCGATGTCTGGGATCTGCTTGAAGATCTCATCGAGGATCTTCGTGATCTCAGAACCCGGTTGTGTAGCAACCAGTGAGTTATTGATCGTCGTCGGCGGTGTCGTACTGTCCTTGCCGTACTTCGTTTCGGAGACCTTACCTTGATTCGACCCTTTGACTTGCCAAGGCTTCCAGCTCTCTGGAATTGTGATCTGGTACTCGACGCGACGACCGTACTGTCCGTCGCCGGTACCGCCACCCGCGTCCTTCACTGCCTTCTGAATGTCGTTGAAGAACTTCAGCGAGGCATCATTCAAACGCTTCTCGAAGCTCGTGACCAACCCACCAAGGGTGTTCCCATCGCCAGTGCCGTACGCCGTAGTCGTCGAGACAACGAGGAACCGTGAGTGCTTCTGAACGTTGAAGTTCATGTTCGGCATGAACTCCATTGTGTACGCACCCTTCGCGTAGTCGAGGTTGATCTCAACTCGGTTCAAGTGCATCGGGATTGTTTCGGACTGGACAGTCTCAGTGGTCCCGTCAGCCTTGTGCCCGACGAAGATCGTACGAAGCATGAACACGAGGCCGTCGAAGTTCGTCTTCATCTGCGAGTCCATGAGCCACTGCAGGAAGTTCGCGAATGAGATCCCGACTGAGTCAAGCACAGTCATCGACAGATCGGCAGCAAGGTTCGATGTTGATCCACCTTGTTGCAGACCGTTCACGTACACGTCGTACTTCAGGTTCTCAACCGAGAACTGAGCGAACCGTCGAGTGTCGATCACGAGGAACACGTCGCTCGAGCTGTTCCCGAACACGACTGGATCACCGAGTGCTTTCGTGTTGTCGATCGCAGCAAGCGATGTCGTATCGTTCTTCTCATCGGCAAACGCCGAGGCGACCACAGTCGTTCGGCACGCCAACAGGATGTAGTGCACCGAGTACGATTGGAAGTCGTCAAGCGGATTCTTGATCCGGCTGAGCTGGTTCTGTTGTTCTGCCATCAGACCACCGGAAGGATTGCCAACGGCACTTCACGTGTCGACGGAACGCCGCCAGTCTTACCGTTCATCAGGAGCTTCACACGGTCAAGCGTCGGGATGTACAGCACACGCCCTTCAGTGATCTCATCGTACGGATCAAGAAGGTTGTTGTACTGTGCTACGAGCCACCAGTACCGTGGCTCGCCAAGGAACACGGCAGTGATCAGGTCAAGGCGACCAACGAACTTCTTTTCGACAACGTACGTCGAGTCGTCTGGGCTTGTAGTGAACTTCGTGCGCTCCCACCACTCAATGGTGTTCGTGCCAACTTCGGTCTCACCACCAGAAACGTACCGTGAGTTCCGAACGAGAGTTGAATTCTTCTCAGCCATCAATAGCTCCCGCTAGCTCCACCGCCGCCGAAGTCACCGCCACCACCGCTCTTGATTGGTGGGATCACGTTCGCAGCTCGCTTCTGAATGTTCGCAGTCGTCGATTGAATCGCCTCAGTGACTGACGGTGGATTCACGAACCCGCGCCCAGCGCCGGCGGCAGACGACAGCGTCGTTTGGATCGGGTAGATCCGGTTCGGGTCAGCCGGCAACGCGTCGGACCGAAGACCACGCAGCGCGCCTTGTGGCGGAGCTTGTGCTTCACCGCGATCGTCTGGCTGACCAGCAGTTTGATTCTGCTGAACAGACGGTGTCCCAACGAATGCAGCGAGCATATGACCGACTCGGTACTCAGCGAGATTGAAGTTGTTGAACTGCTCAGTGCTGAAGCTCTCGACCAGTTGGATCGCGACTTGAATGATCGTTGGGAACGGGATCGTTGCGTCGCCCTTCATCGTGGCTTCGCCGCCAGTCAGCGACCCATCCATGCCACCGCTGTTCCGATTGTCGGTAAGCTTCTGTGCTGGGATCCAGTCAACGTCCTTCGGCCAGTTCCAGTTCAGTGACGTGATCACGACTGGCACTTCACCGACGATCGACTCGCGGAACCCCTTGAACTTCAGGACTGGCGGCGGTGCACCGGTCTTGTTCTTGAACCGTGCGTCGTTCTTTGTGTTCTCGCCGAAGAACGGCATCGTCCAACCACGCAGACGATTCAAGTACTCGAGGTTCCGAGTTGCCTCTTCGGTGGTTCGGCAGACGAGCGTTGCGTTCACGGTCCACTGCACACTGTCAGTGCCCTTGTACTTCTGGAACGCGCCTGGGAATTGCGGTGGTGCTACGGGTTCGTACTGAACTTGACGCTGCTCAACAATCTCTGGCATCACATAGAACGTGAGGATGTATCCTTCGGCATCGGTGAGAGTCACGAGGTGCGAGGTGTCATCGGCGTTCGTTTGGCCAAGAGTCGCGTTCAGCGCTGAGGCAGATGCTGTACCAGCCGCAGCCTTGTCGAGGTTCGCCTTTGCCAAGGCAGCCTCGGCTGGCGTCATCTTCTTGATCGCCTCTGGCGACTTCCCGAACAGGAACTCCTTCGCGCCAGTCGCGATCCCGTCGAACTTCTTCCCGATCTCGAACGACGTGAACTTCTTCCCGAGAGCATCTGTGCCCTCAGAGATCTTCTTGCTCATGTCGCCGAGGTTGAAGTTCGGTGTCCAGCCAGCCTTCTCCTTCTCAGCATCGCGGCCAGCCC